ACTGAAGCTCCCGCGCCTGCATCACTTCTAGGTCCATAATTATCTCCGTCTAACTTTAGGATGGAATTTCGCCACGTACTCCAGCGATACTACGTTGAGTTCCCCGGTGCCTTCGGTGTACACTTCCATGCTGGTAGTGCGCAAGTCCGTGCGGCATGGCACGATGCTGATGGCTTCCTCCGAGAACAGGCTGGTGCCAAGCTCAAGCTCAGGGCTGGACCACGACAGCGTTGCCACTTCCAGATCATCACTACCTGATGGGGCGTCCGACACAATCACCTCGAACTCTGAGGAGTTGTTCGTGCCAATGCCGTACCGCAACAGTGTGGCCTTGCCGGTGTGGATTACCTGCTGGTTCTGGTCCTGCACGATTGGCGGGGATGGAATCAGCCCGCTGTAGTACGGCGCACCGATGCCAACTGTGCCGCTAGGGAACGACAGCACCGTCGTGAAGAACGTACCCGACTCGTCGAGCGTGGCGCCTACGCGCTCACCTGCGAGTGGTCCAGTCAGCATGACCAGACTCAGCTTGTCACCGACCGTTGGGTCAAACGCCAGCATCCACTCCGGGACTTGCACAACGTGGTCCACAATGGGCGCTGACACATAGCCATCCAAGAATGGCCGACGCTCACCAAGGGCGTTCAGTACACCTGCGCGCGGGTCAACCGTGCACAACACCACGGTGCCATTCTGTGCGAACGCGAACGTGATTACCTCACTTGCGAAGTACGCGGTGGCCACGTCGTACGGGAACAGCCACTTATGCCACGATTGCTGCACCTTCTCCTCACCGCTCCAGTGGTACTCGTGCACAACGATGCTACGCGCGTCCCCATCAGGGGCGAACAGCGCCATGTTGGCAACACCAGACGACACGGCGAAGCGGCACCGCCCGGGCATGTACTTCGGCAAGTGCGGCGTGGCATCCTGTGACTGGTACTGCGAGTCCGTGTAGTTCGACGGAATCATCTCCATGGTGCCGAAGAAGTCCTCGGACCGGGGCGTGCAGTACATCAGCGTGCGGCCAAGTACGACGGGGGCGCTCGTGGTGTCAGTCTCGTGTCCCGAGGTGGGCACCACTGTTGCCGTGGCGGCTGAGATCGCGATGTTGCCGGATGGGATTACGGCCTGATACATACGACTGAACAGTAGCAGGTCCTTGTTGAACGGCACCGCATGTTCGTACGCGGCTGCGCTGTTCATGCCCGAACCGATTTCAATCGGGTCAGAGCTGAGGAGACTCGTGCTCGTGCTGCGGTAGAACTGCCGTGGCTTCCCACTATGACTCAGCGAGACCAGCGGCCCGGACATTATCACAAGGCGACCTTGGTAAGTGCCCAGCCCGGTAATGCCGAGCGTCATCCACTCGTGCGTTGGGTTCGTGGTGGCATCCCCGGATACCCGGCCAACGAAGTCCTCGGAGTTCAGCGCCCACGCCGTACCATTCCAGTGCAGGCTGATCGGCACTCCGGAAATGCTCGTAGGGCTACCGTATGCGCCGCACTCAACCCACTCGGCTGTGCTGGCAGTGTACGAGTAGTACTGCGCTGCCGTACCACTTCCGATTCGGCAGATGAAGCCGTCGGCCTCGGCGGTCAGGCGGGCCGGTAGGCTACCCACGTTCGTGAGGTACGCCGACTTCGACGCCACCATGTACGCCTGCCCAGTGCTCGTGTTCACGCTGATTGCAGTAGGGTGCTGCACGAACACGTACGGGCCGTCTTGGTAAACATCGAGGTCGGGGTTGGTGGCAAGTTCTGTGGCCAGCTGGGTGGCGATGTACTCTGGCGTCGTCAGCGCAGCATCACCCGTACCAGTGCCGCTAGGTGTGAGGTAACTCGCGGTGTACGTTCCACCAGAGTGCGTGATCGAAATCTCGAACGACTTGCTGAATGCGCCAGCCACGACGTAGAAGAAACCGGCGAGCGTTGGGTCTTGCGCAGTGCTGTCGTACTCCAACTGGGGCACGGCATCGACGTTGCAGAAGAACAGCTCGTTGCCCACCGAGGTTGCCCGGATGCGGGTTGGGTCAGTGTTCGTGAGGTACGCACCACCGGCAAGCGTTGCCTCGACGTTGAAGTCCTCGTCTAGGATGCGCATGCTTCCGTCATTCGTGTTCAGCAGGATGTGCACACGTGCGCCAGCGATGTCGGTGAACCACCCAAGCAAGTGCGCGGCATCTACGCCTGTCCATGCAAGGTCCGCACGGTAGCGCATGCCCGGGCGGCGGCGTAGGTTCGTCACCGGGTCCGACAGCATGTTCGTCTGCGCCGTCAGTTGCCCCGGCAGTCGCTCCTCAGCGCGCTGCTGGGAGACTCCCTGCAGCAGGGACTTGTAGGATGATTCGTACGTGCTCATGCTTAACCTCGGAGTGCGTTACGGAGCTTTGCCCACTTCCGCGACTTCCGCGTGCTGTGCCTGCGCTGGCGTAGGTGCTCAGACAGGAGTTCGCTCCATGCTGTACCTGCCAACGACTGCCACACTCGCAGCTCGTCGGTTACGCCTAAGTCTGTGGCGTACATCTCAACAAGGGCGGAGTTAAACACGTAGCTTGCCGCTGCTTCGGGTAGTTCCTCGAACTGTACGTCGTGTACTACGCGACCATCAATGGGGCCGTCGAACACGTACGACAGGTTGATTGGGTTGAACAGGCGCTGGCCGCGCACTACGGCGGTGTCCGCCTGCTCAGGAATAAAGGATAGTGTATCCGCACCGATGTCGATCTCGCCCTCGGGGGATGGGTATGCCGTATAATCAAACTCATTGAACCACCAGCCACGGCGTAGCGTTGTGCGGCGGGTCTGCGTGAGGATAGGCAGAAGAATTGCAAGGGTTGGGTGCTTTGCAGTCAGGGAAGTGATAGGACGCTCACCGACTTTGGGTAGCACCAGATTTACTGCGTCCAGTAGCTTCATTTCAAATCTCCAAACGACAAAAAGGGGAACACCCGAATGGATGTCCCCCTTAGTGGAAGTGCTGCTATTAGTCGATGCTCAGAACAGCGACGGTATCGCCACGCTTCAGGCCGACGGTGTACATGGTGTACGAGTCCAGCACGTTCGCGAAGTTCTCCTTGTCATCCCACACGCGGGCAACCATGGGCTGGGCCTCAACGGTCACGAGCGTCTTGCGCGGGTGGAAGATCACGACGCGGGCATCTGCCTCGGTGGACGACACGTTGAACGCGGGGCCGAGGATGTGCGCTGCGATGGCTTCGGTCGGGAAACGCGGAGTCTCGATGACCTTGATGCCGTTCAGCCAACCAACACGACGCTGTGCGAAGTTGTTGTCGCCCATGCCGCCTTGGAAGTCCACGTTCATCAGCTTCTTGTGGTCAAGCAGGATGTTGAACGTATCGGGTTCGATCAGGGTGACGAACTCAGCCAGAGAGCCACCGAGGTCGCGCTTGACGAAGCTGGCCAGTGCAGCCTTGTGGTTCTGCACGATCAGGTCAGCAGCGGTCTCGTTGCCTGCCTCGGTGCCCAGTGCGACCGCAGCGGAGTAGCCGGTCATCGTCAGAGCGATGCCATCGTAGAACGAACCAGATGCCTTCAGCGAATCGGGTGCAGCCCACGAGCCAGCTTTGATGAGCTGAATCAGGTGTGCTTGGTCGAACGCCTTGGCGTG